GAAATTTTTGACGTCTCTGGATAGTTGCGCTGGATGCGGAAGTCTTGTTGAGTTTGAGCCTCAACTGCTTGATAACCTTGCAGATGGCTTGGTATATCTGAATTGTTGGATGATTTTCTTCATCTTGTTCTTCTAGATCTTGTTGGATCTCGAAGTTGACCTGTTTTAACAGTTCTATGTCTATCTCCTGAAGAGATTTCTCATCATCCCAGTGGATGTATTTGAGGTTTTCTACAACCTTGCTCATGAAATGGCTCATGGCTTTGAAAAATTTTTTATTTTTTATATTAATTGATAGGTAGGATATCAATAATTACCTTCTCAGGTACCTGTTGATTATGGCTTGTTTACGGCCTCTTCCTCTGTGATCATCTGTTCAGCTTCTGTCCAACGCATGCCGATCTTCGCTACCAACGTCCTCCTGACTCTCGGGATTCACGCTACTACAGGCAATTGTGCGCTCCAGGACTGGGCGTCTTCAGATTCCTGGTTAGGGAAATAGATCTGGGAATGACTCCAAGATATAATCAAAGGCCTGTTAGGGCTTTTATTGATATCCTCCTAAGAGGTTTAGCTACAATACATGGTTTGTAAGCAGGGAGGTTCTGTGTGTGTGTTCGCCTCTGCCTTCAAATGAAAATACAAGCTCTTTATATAGAGAGCAAAAGCAGAGAATAATAATGAAACATAATTATTAAAGCTAAAGTGGAGCTAGGACCACTTGCATTATTTCTTCTTTAGTGCTGGCCTGGGGTCAGTCTTATCTTCAGCCGACGCATAACGACAGTCTACATGTTGGATGATGAGCTGTGGTTGTCTTTTTCTGTGTCGGTAGAAGATGCCTTTTCTGAGTGCGTCTTGTGGACCACTCTGGCTGCTTCACATCTGCTGCAAAGATGTGGTTCTGGTGCATCGAGACACCATTGTCTTGCTGTCTTTTCAGTGATAGCTAGCTGGCCACTTGTAAAGCGGGCTTCATATTCTGAAAGAGTTATTAATTCTTTCTCCTTGATTAATTCTGAATAATTGCTTATTAGAATTATCTTGTCATCAGCATAGTTAAGCTTCTTCTTTGAATCTGCGAAGATCTTAGTACACTGATTATATACTGCTTTTATCCTTTTAGGTCTGAGTGCAGTTATCTCTGGAAGATACTCGACTGTTGCGGTCTTCTTATATGACTTGTCCCATGGAATTTTTCCATTGGATAGTCCTACCTCAATCCAGTGGTATGGAATAAGGATGTCATCATTTTCCCACTCTAGGAAGGTACTCGTGATTCTCAGGTAGATTGGTCTACTCTGTGCACTACAAACTCTGGTTCTGTAGTTTTTGATTGCCCTGTAGAGGTCTTTTGGGAGAAGAGAGATCTCCTTGAGGTTTTCACCTGGATAGATTAATGAAATTAACCCACAGTGAAAAGCTTCTCTGACATATTCTGGGTCGGCTCCTTCAATGAAACCGTAAAGAGAAAGTGTCTTTGAATCGACTGTAAAGAACTTGTGTTCCTCGCAGTTATCATGAGTCTGTGCTACCAGATAATTATGGATGAAATGATCCTTAGTCACAAGTGGTCTTTCGAACACCTTTGACTTTTCTGTTATCTTGGGCTGTTGTTTAAACATGCGTCCAAGGACAACAAGATTCTTGTTTGGGGCTGCCTTGGTTGAAGCAAGGGCCTTTTTGTAGTCCGATTCTGGGAATTGGGCTTTTTGCTCTTTGGGCTGGTGTTGCTCAATAGGCTTTTTCTGGTGCTTCTGAACAATGTATGTTTGAAGGGCCAGTTCGGCTTCTTTTCTGGTGGAAAAGGCCTGGTGATGATAGTTTTGTTTTATCGGTGCTACAAGAGCCCAACTATCATATATTCCTTGATTTGGACCATCGTATATAACATACGTTTTCGATCCTGATAATGGAGCTTGGGGTCTAAGCTCTACTTGTGGAGCAGATTCCACTTTGGTAGTCTGATTATCTGCAGACTGAAACAGTTGATCTGGTCTAATACCAGTATAACTCTGAGAGTTATTAGGTTTACCCTCCTCAGGTTGTTGACGAGAACTTAGTTCTGTCGATTGCGTTTGACCTTCGCCAAGTTGCTGAGTAACCTCCAGTTTCCTGGGCTCAGGGATAATAACTGCTTCTCTTGGAAGAGTTCCAGTAATATTATCTTGTTGGCTTTTTACAGCACTAGTATGCCTTCGTAGCTTGCGCTCGAGTAGGTCGAACTCGTATCTCTTTGCAGAGAGTTGATCTTCAAGATCATAAATTGAGAGTTTTACCTCATTCATCTGATGGAGTAGAGACTCCTCATAGCTCAAGGCTACTTGCTCCATGGATCTGACTCCTATGTTTTTCCTGCAAGTTCCCGAGTCATGATATCAGCTAGAACATTTTTTTGACCAGAAACATGTTCTATATCAAAAGAATATTCTCTTAAAGCCATTTGCCATCTCACAAGCCGGCTTTGCTTATAATCACCTGCAATATTTGTTCTCACAAAATAAGCAGCATTAGTATTATCAGTCCTTACAAGAAATTTATAAGGAAGGATATAAGCTCTAAAAGCTTTGATTGCCTTAATAATGGAAAGGATTTCCTTTTCATTACTATGGTAATTCTTCTCAGCTGGTTTAAAGGTTCCTGAAGCATACCTGCATATTACCTCTTTACCTTCTGGAAGTTTTGCTTTGAGGATTGCTCCCCAATGGTCATCTGATGCATCGCATTCGATGATAGGCTTATCCTCTGGTGAAGGATTGTAAAGGTCTGGTAAAGTTTTTACTAGACTCTTTATTTTTCTGACAGTTTCCGTGTCTTTCTCAGTCCAAGACCAAGTTATCTCTTTCTTAAGTTTAACCTGTAAAGGTGACCTAAGGTTTGCTATTTTTGGAAAATAAGCGGAGATATAATTTAGGAGGCCTAAAAATCTTTGTAAGGCATTCCTATCACTAAGTTGATCTGGAAAAGCAACTAAGTGTAGTCCGATATGACTCTGGACTTTGAGATTTCCTCTTTCTATTACTAGACCAAGGAAATTGATAGTTGTTTTGCACAACTGGGCTTTCTTTTTGCTAAGCACTATTCCTAGGGCTTTGCATCTGTTTAGAACAATTTTGACATGTCCTAAATGTTCTTCTTCAGTTTTGCTGAAGACGATGATGTCATCAACATATACAGCACAAAACTGTGGATACATGTTGCTGAGACTTTCGTCCATGTGCCTTTGGAAAATAGCAGGGGCTTGTTTTAATCCAAAAGGCATGACTAACCATTCGTAGTGTCCTTGGGGACAGCTGAAAGCGGTTAGCTGAATTGTTTCTGGAGCAAGGCGTACCTGCCAAAATCCAGATTTACAGTCAAAGGAAGAGTAAAAGGTCTTACCTCCGATTCTTTGAAGCAGTTGCTCCTTGTTAGGAAGTAGGTAGCCATCTCCCTTTGTATGGTCATTTAACTTTTTATAGTTAATTACCATTCTTGCTTTGCCTCGTTTGATCTCGGCATGATTCCTTACCATGAAGGCTGGTGAGGAATGTGGACTCTTGCTAGGTCTGATGATACCAAGCTTGAGTAGTTCTTCGATCTGAGTTTTAAACTCTTCTCGGTCTTGAGGTGAATACTGCATTGGTTTACACTTAATAATTTTGTTAGTGTCTAATAATGCAATTTGGGCCTCAAACTTACCCTTGTTGATTCTGCTGTCTAGAGGATGTTCTGAACAGATTGAATCGAGTAATTTTTCTACTTCAGTGTATGCTGAAATAGTTGAGAAAAGTTGTTCGCTTTCCCCAATCTCCTCCCCCTTAAAAATTTTGGAAATATTATCCTGGTTAATGGTAACCGGGGTGATATTTTCAGGGTTTGGTGTTGACGTTGAGCTGCCAACTTTCTTGCTTTCAAGGAATCCTGGAAGTCCATGAAAGTATGCTTTTGTAACCTTCTTAGTACTGACTGCACGTCCGTCTTTGTGGAAGGTTATCATGTCTTTATACTGAACGAAAGGTTCATATAAACGACAGAAATTATTACCTAAGGTAATATCTCCTTTTGTTGTTGCCTGATACAAGGTTGGTATGATGAATGTTTCATCTGCAATTTGTACCTGCATTAACTCAGCGACTTTGTTAAAAGTCATAATACTATCATTAGCTATACGAGCTCTGATAGGATTTTTTGCGTTCACCCAGAATTCTTCTGGAATGACATGCTTGTTTGCAGTACACATGCTTGCACCTGTGTCAACATACAAATCAAGTGAATATTTTTTATAGCCTTTAAAATAAAAGTTTCCTCTTATATAAATGCTATTTGGATTAGTCTTGGTTAGAGTACTAAACCGTTCTTCTGAATCGACGGATTCAAGAAGTTGTTCTTCATCTTCATTTTGTTGAAGCTTGAAGTCTTCGTCTGTAAGCATCTCCCATCCTTCTTCAAGGTGATTGAGCTCTTCGAGCAGCTGAAGATTGTTCTCCATCTCTTGTAACTTGGCTTCTGCAACAGCGTCAAGTTCTGGACTGTAATCTTCTTGTAAGAGAAGATTCCATCCTTCTTCTGTTTCTAGAAGTTCACTCCAGATCTTCTGAGTCTGAGGATTCATCTGAGCTGATCTCTGATTCAGATTCTGAGCTTTCTGAGACTTCTTTAAGTTCCCAGAATTTTTCTTCTATCTTGAGCTCGTTGAGGTCAAAGACAGGTTCTAATTGAAGACTTTGAAGTTCTTCAATTATCTTGTTGTGATTTGCAGACTTGTTCCTGCAATCTTTTGCAAAGTGTCCGATTTCATTACAAATCCAGCACCTGCATGTTGTTTTGCCTTGTGGGCAGAACTTCTTCTTTTCTTCGGGAGACTGCTGTGAAGTCTCTTCCTTCTGGTCTCTTTTCCTGCGAAAAAGTTTTCTACCAGAATATTTTCTTCTAGAGTTAGTCCACCTTTTGGGTTTTCTAAGTCTATACTTCTTTTTATAGTACTGTTTGTACTTCTGTTTCTTAGCTTTTTTATGGCTAATGGGTTTGCACCCATATTGTGTTTCCGGTGAGGAGAACTTAGGACAACACATATTTCTACGTATTTCCTTTTTGATCTTCAAAGACTTACACTTTTTCTCCATGTAGGCTTTGATGAGATTGTGAGCATATCCAAGTGATCCTTTAGTTATGCTGTCTTGTTTGGAATACTCTTCGAGTACTTCCATCCCAACAAAGGGTATTTTCCTAATATATTCTTCAATATATTTGGGCCATTCTTCTATTGGTAATTTAAGAAGATTGGTTTCATAGTCACAGAAAAAACTTTCTAGTGAACAGAGATTGCAAATTTGTAATTTGACTAACCTGTTTCTAGCTTCTTGAACAGCTTTCTCTTTTTCTCGAGTTCCCTGCGTCAAGTAGTTAGTTCCAACAAATATAGTATAAAACGAATTTGTTAGAGTTGTTAGAAATTCTTCTCCTGTTGTAGAGGCTTGTTTAAAAGCTTCAGTATGAAGAGATTCTAATAATTGTTTGGCATTACCAACAGTCTTACTCTTTGCAAGAGTTAAGATTAGATCAAAATCATTAGTAAGAGCTTTCTCTGTTTTAATGATTAATCTCATTTCATTGTCCCATTCTTCAATGAGTTGTCTTCGGTTGCTGGCGCAATCGAGGTCCAAGCTTTTGGTGTTGGTCAAACCTGTTTTTCTGTTAGGAATGTATTCTTGTGGAATATCATACCTGGTGTAATTTGGCTGAGAGGAGCTGTTTCCTCTTCGCTTTCGGTTCGGACGATAGGTTTCTTCGTCTTCTTCCTTGATGTTGACTTTGACGTTTCGAGTTGGCTCGTCGTCTTCGCTGCTGCTGTAGTCAATCATCTCTTTTGCTACAAGTACCTGTAACTTCTCTTCCTGACAATCATCAAGTTCATGATCAAGTAAAGACAGATATTGTATAATAATATCCATTTCTGGATGATCTTCGTCGAACAGTTGTTCGAGTCTTTCTCTTCTGCTTACCATTTGGTGAGCTTGAGATCTTGAGGATGCCAGTTTTCTGTTCCTCGGATAGGATTTCTCTTGGGAGAGTTATCCTTATGTGCTAAATCTAAAGCATCAAGATTTGAAGGTCCTGATCCTTTATTTTTAGTTCTATCCTGTGCTTTTAAGGCATCAAGGATTTCTTTGTTACAGTCACAAGTTTCAAGTTTTGACTGTATTTTTCTTATTTCTGCTAAAAGGATAGCAGATGCCTGATCGATCTTTTCTGAGAAATGATCTTGTTGTTCCTGCTCTAGGCGGGAGAAACGCTCTTCCATTTTGAGCATTTCATCATAGATCCTTTCGGTCTTTTGAGTTACTGAACCCATTAGCATTTGTCATCTAATTTCTTCAGTAAATTCATTATATCATCTGTGTTAAGAGATGATATTTTTCTTTCAAGTTCACTAATCTTATTACTAAGGTCAGCTAACTTCTTTTCAGTCTCTATACCTGTGGTATTAGATCCTAGATCTCTAATCTTATCGCTAAGATTGTCTATCTTTTTCTCTAGAGGGTTCTGGAATGAACTCTCTTGAGGTTTTCCTAGAAGGGATAGTAATCCTGGGTTACTATTATCTTCTGGAGTGTTTCTATAGATGGAAGTCTTTATTCCTAAAGTCTTACAAATATAGTAGTTCATCATATGTATGTTTCCACATACAACATTGATGTTATTGAGGTGTTTCAAACATCCTTCAATTCCTCGCCCTCCTACATAGAGGTATTCGGGCTCTCCTCTTTCAACATTTTGAGTGTTGAGAGTGAGGTACTGCTTCTTATAGTAGATATGAGGTTCTCTTCTGAAACTCATTCTTCTATAGCTGATGTGCAAGGGTATTAATCTTGCGGCTGGTGGTTCTAAGGTCTTCTAAGGGCCTTAAACCTAGCATCCTAGATTGAGATCTAGCTAATGCTCTTTCTGTATGTCTGTCAAGAGGGGTCTCTTCTTCATCGTCCTCTATGACAATCATTCTAGGTCTTTCTCCTAGAAGTCTTCTGCTAGTGTTACCTAGGCTCATTCTCCAATAGTTTTCTATGGGAGTTATCTCTTGCAAGGGTGCTTGAGATATTTTTCCTACTGTAGAGAAAAGGTCATCTATACAAATAGGTTCTTTTGGTCTAAACTCTAGGCTGTGGTGAGAGTTTGACAAGGTGTATCCTATTTTGTAGGATATAGTATAGGGATGATTTCCCTCATGCATCAATTCTTCTTTTTCAAAGAAATGAGCTAGTGTTAAAGTCTTGTTAATCGTAGGGTCTCTAAGACTAACAGAGATTTTTGGGTTGTAGGTAAAGATAAGTTTCCCGTAGGAAAGGTTACCTTTAACTCCGCCGAAGACTGCGTCTTTAGCGTTTTTCATTCTCCGGTCAAGGAGTGCTACACTAATAGGAGAGTCTATTCCTGTCCTAAAGGTGCTTTTGATCATAATTTTAACAGATCCTATATGAATAAAATCTATCTTTTTACGATCTTCGGGTTTTAACACCCTTTTCTTACTTTCGATTTCTTCTCTGTTGAAGAAAGGAATCTCAGTAAGTCCATTTGCTTGAGCAATTTCTATGGGATATTCCCTAGAACTGACACAAGAAATGCATATGTTTTTCCGAGCTTTGAGGAATTTCTTCCACAAGCTTGGAGTCTTGAATACTTCCTCAGAAGTAAGTTCAAGATCTTTCTTTTCTATCTCTTTTAAAAGAGTAGAATCTATTGCAACATCATGTGCATACGTACCTTCTTCTTCGAAGATGTACTCGTCGTGGCCGCCCTGTGGTTGGTCCATTCTGATTTCTTCTTCAGACATGCTTGGATGTTGATGAAGATGATGAGTTGGATCCCGTACTGGTGAGAGTACTAGGCTCTGATACCA